AGCAGGATTTCCTACAGGTTTAAGAGAAAATAATGTTATTTATCATGTTGATGAAGAAAATACAAACTACTCAAAACACAGAGTCACCGCTTATCAAAATCCTAGATGGGGAGAAGAAGATAAAAATAGAGCTATTGAACAATATGGTGGAGAAGATTCAGATGATTATGTTCATCTAGTATTAGGACAACATGGTAGACCAATCTTTGCTCTATTTGATAGAGGAACCTTTGATATTCAAGTTTATCCTATTTGGAAATTAGAAATAGATGGAATTAGACTTTCAGATAATTTAATAGAAGTAATAAGTAGATTGGGAACTATTCCTGGTTTACCAAATAAAAAAAATGTTTGCTTGATGGGAATAGACTTAGGATATACGGAACCCACCGCTATTTGGATAAACTATATTGATGATTTTGGAAGGATGAAGTTTCACGCTAAGATAAAATTAACTAAGGTTTCTTATCCTCTTCAAGAAAAAATAATAGACATGCTAGATACAAAATTTGAACCTGTAGTTATAGGAATTGATAAAGGAAGTGCTGGTATTTCAGTTATTCAAAATCTTATAGAACATAAAGATTGGACACACAAAAATTATCAGAACAAAATAATCCCAATTGATTTTTCATCTTCAATGGTTTTAGGAATTGATAAAGATGGAACCGAAATAAAACAAAAAACTAAACCTTTTACAGTTTCTGTATTACAAGATTTTACTATTAATAAAAGATTGATATTTTCTTCTACTGATATGGAAATGATAACAGAACTAGAAAGAATGACCTATTCTAAAACTCCATCTGGAGAAATAGTTTATAAGACTTTAACAATTAAAGGCGGTAAAAAAGGTGAAGACCACTTTACCTCTGCTCTTCTATGTGGAGTTTCCGCTTATTATTTGACTAATGAATTTTCTTTTCTTAAAAGAGATAAGGTAAGATTAATTAGTCCACAATGGGTGTAAATTATGACAGCAAAGAAAAAAGATGTCCAAATAAAAGTTGAATTAAAAGAAGCTAAAGCAGTGGCTGAACCCAAACCAGTAAAATTCGCTGAGGCTCAATTAATGAGTTTAGACCAACCATACTATATGCTCAATCCTTGGAGATTAACCCCAGATAGGATGAGAGACATAGATTTTCAAGAGTATGCAAAAATTATAAAGAAGTGTAGATTTTATTATAGAAAAGACGCTATGGCTTCTACAACTATTAATAAAATGATTGATATTGGTATTACAGAAATATTATTTTCTAAGAATAAACTTAGTGATAATGAATTTAGAATATTTGAGGCTTTAAAACCTAGTTTATTTCGGTACGCTAGAGAACTAGCTCTAGAATATTTAATTTCTGGTTTAGTTGTTCCAGAGATTAGTTATGGTGTTAAAAACAAAGATGAAATGAGACTAATGAGAATGGAGGTTAAAAAAGCAGAAAGCTTAATTCTTCCTACTTCTATGTGGATACGAGACCCATTGACTATAGAAATTAAACAGGTACTGCAAGATAGACCAACTTATTTTGCTATTGTTCCTCAACAACTAATAGATTTTATTACTAAAGACGCTACCTATCCAAATGGAATTCAAGATACTAAGATGCTTGCAAATCTAAAAGTACAATATCCTGAATTTGTAAATAGTGTTGTTGATGGACAAAAAACTTTTCTATTAGATAATCCATTAATATTTAGAAGATATGTTTTACCAGATTCACCATATCCAATACCCTATTTAAATCCTGCTTTGGATATTTTGGAACATAAACGAAACCTTAGAAAAGCTGATTATTCTCTTGTAGCAAAAATTCTAGGAGCCATCTTACAAATTAAGGTGGGAAGTGATAACTATCCTGTTACAGACTCTGAAGAAGACAACGCTAGAATGGCTACTTTAAGAAACACCCTACAATGGAGAAATTTTAATACTTTGGAAGTAGATAATATTTTTCAATTATTTACAGACCATACTGTAGAATTGCAGTGGGTATTTCCAAATATTGAGGTTTTAATTAGTGAAAGTAAATACATAGAAGTCAATGAAGAAATTTCATTAGCACTAGGATTTCCTAAAATTTTAACAACAGGAGAAAGTTTAAAAGCAACTGGAGCATCTACAGAATATGCTTCAATCTCTCCTGTTAAAACTATGGAAACATTTAGAACAGAAATTATAGAGGTTATTAAAGACATCTGTTTTCAAATAGTGGACCAAAATGGTTTAACAGACATGCCAGATGTATTCTTTAAACCCATTAATATTCATGACTTTAATACTTGGGTTACTGCAATCCAAACATTATATACAACTGGTGGATTAAGCAGAGATTCTTACGCTGATATCTTTGGTTACTCTTTTAAAGATGAACTAGAAAAACGTGAAGATGAACAGAAGATGCTAGAAGATTCTGGATTACCTGAATTTGCACCTCAACCCTTCAGTCCTCAACCTAATGTTCCAGGACAGAATAATAACAAAGCTGTACCAAATGACAACAAAACTGTACAAAAGGAAGGAAGTAAACAAATCCCTCCTAAAACACAGAATAAACCTGCACCAGTTAAAAAACCAGCAGGTAAATAAAAAGCACAGTAAAAATGTGTAAAAGTAGGTGAAAAACATGACCAATGAAAGTATTTTTGACACAAATATAGATAATCTAGTACAATTAGTTAATGATGATGAATTAGCATCTGAAAATGAAGCTATTTCGTCTGTACTAATCAATCCTGCTGTAACCTGGGCTAAGTTTATTCTAACTGACGATATGCCAAATAAGAATAAGCAAAGGATTCCTGAATCTGAATTTGATAATCTAATTAGAACAGGAATTTATATGCCAATTAAAATGGCGTATGAGAAAATGGGTGACCACAAAGAGGCGTTCCCCCTTGGAGTAATAACCCACTTGAAAAAAGCAGGGAAACAAATTAAAGCCCTAGCTGCATTCTGGTCTCAAGAAAGACCAAAAGATATAGAATATATTAAAACAGCTTTAGCTTCAAAGCAACCCGTTAATGTATCATGGGAGATTCAATACGCAGATTCTGATTTAGAGGATGATGGTATTACTGCTTTGAAGGATACTTCTTTAAAAGGAGTTGTTATTGTGGCTACCCCCGCCTATGCAGGTAGAACTCCCATATTAGCAATTGCTTCAGACTGGAGTACCGCTTATCTAAAAGAACTACCCGATGATTCTTTTCTTTATGTTAAGAAACAAGATGATGGTAGTACTTTAAGATTATTTCCTTACAAAAATAGAGATGGAAAAATCAATAAAGAAAAGATTGACGAGGCTTTGGCTAGCACTTCTTATGCTGACCTTCCATCAGATGTGAAAGAAATTATTACAGTAAAAGTCTCAGAAATACCAGAACCTGTAATAAACTTACAGTCGGAAAATAATAACATGGAGGATAATAAAGTGGATGAATTAGATATCCTAAAAACAAAGGTTTTAGACTTGGAAAGAGCTTTGGGTGAGAAGGATGCTACTATAGCTGCACTTCAAGCTCAGTTAGCTGAACTTCCTGGTCTTCAGGAGTTTAAGGCTTCAATTGATAAGAAAGAAGCTGAGGCTTCCCAACTTTTGGAAATTAAGAAATTGTTTACCGAGGCTAAGATTGAAAAACCTGAGTCTTACTTCGATGAGAATAAAGAAAAATTTTTATCCCTAGATAAATCAGGACTTGAGTTTTTCGTTCAAGAACTGGCTTCTTTTAAGGATGCTTCCGCTAGTGAAAATAAAGAGGATAAGAAACCTAAGATTCCTCCCATGACTGGCGACATAATAACTAATGAGCCTTCTATGGCTGAACTAGTCGAAGGGTTAAAAGCAAGACATAACCCTAAGAAAGAAACTAAAAAAGAATAAATTCGGAGGAATTTAAACATGGAGATTAACCGTTTTGAAGATGTTATTGGAGCGGTAATACAAGCTGATACTATTGAGGGTAGATTTGTTTGTTTAACTTCTAACGCTATTGGTACTATTGACTTTGGTTCTCAAAGTGATTTACCTGGTGCTAGAATTCCAATTGGTTTGGATGAGGCTAACCGTTCACACTTCGTTGTGACTTGGCCTGTTGATAACAAACAGACTCCTTTTTATCAGCCCTACCCTTCCTTTACTTTTGCTCTTAGACAGGGGTTTGAACAAGCTGCAAACGCCCCCTTCACC